TCATTTTTTGTGCTTTGTTCTCAGCATTAAATATATCTGTAAAGATAAAATCATAATCCTTTTCAAATTCGTGCATTGGAAGCGGTTTATAACAAAGATACTTGGCAACGATTTCTTTTTGTCCGGTTTCCATATTTATCATTTCAACAGGAGCCATACCGAGAATACGTTTGTTACGTTCTGGTGAAGAATTTTGATAGGAAAGACCCATTAACTTCTTAGCTGATAAGCGATTCGAATTAAGGCCGATTATAAAAGCATAAAGGGTAAAACGTTCAAAGGCGGAACGATTAAGCAACTCCATTCCCGTAGCTGTACTTGCTCCATCTTTGGTAGTACCACCAACACCCATTGATACGCGGTTATTACCTACAACTTCTTGCGCTTTACGTTCAAGTTCCCCCGTTTCCCTAAAACCAGAAAGAGCAACGTCCGTTAGATTAAATTCATGGAAGGCTTTTGAAGCGTCCGTAATCTCGGCCCCGCCAGCGTTTGTACGGAGGCGAATAACCCCGCCAACCCTCGATTTAAGTTCGGTAGGATCAACAATAAACTTCTCAAATACCGCGATCATCTTATTAAGGGCAAGGTTTACATTATCAACACGAAGGTTACGAATCTCATTCGCTTCTTCCTGAATCCCGCAAAGAAGCTGAGCAACGCCAATCCCGTACCGCTTGCCAACTGGAATATAATCCGTCTGAACATAAGGCGGTTCCATATCAGGAAGTGGATTAACTTCGGAAGCCAAATAATATTTTGCGGAAGCAACTAAAACTTTACCTGGAACTATCTCATTAGCTTTAGCCTTTTCTTCGTCCGTATCTTCCGGCATATCAAGACCTTCATCCGTCCATTTACGCGGAATCGGCCCCCAATATTCCCAAATCGTATGGCGTTTATCATAATCGGCCCGAACAAGTTCGGAATTGGCTAATCCAAGTTGAGTATTCACATATTGCAAATCTTCTTCAAAATTAGCTGTTTCAGTAATGTGTAAAAGAGCATCAACAGATGCTTTATCTAAAAGCGGTTCATCTTTAAAATTCTTTTGCTGCGACATCTGAACAAGTTCACCATAAGTAATCTTATTACGCTGAAGAACACGATTCATATCCGTAGAGTTCGGCTCGAAGAATAAGTTACGAATAGGAATCCATTCAGACTTAGGATCGTCTTTAATCAAAATATTTTTTATATCTTCGCCTTGGGTTACATTCTTAATCCTAACAGGGGCATTCTGTTTAACCCAATAATGTTTCATAAACCCAGAGCCGTAGATACAGGCATCTTTCTTTACAAGATAATCCTGCGAAAGAAATCCGGCGCGGTCTTTTTCGTAATCCAAAACAGTAGATGCTAAAGAAGCCTGTAACTCATCTCCCATTTCGCGGGGTTTAACTCCAAGGGGACTTTCTTTTGTATTCAGCGCCTTAACAAGAGCATTAGTTGTAAGTTCTACATTCGTCGGCGTAATTGCCGAATCAAACATCATCGTCTGCCAAGTTTCTTTCTTGGCAGCAATAGCCGGATCATACTCGGCATTATAATTCAATTCATACTTATCCCATTTAGCGTGATAGGTAGACTTACGCCATTGAAAAGCATTGCGGTAGAACTTTTCAATAAAGGTTACAACTTCTTGTTTATGGTATGCAACCCATTCTTCTTTTGTCATTGTAAACCTTTTATTTCAATTTGTATTTAACAACAGGCAATGCTTTAGGTTGTGGGACAGCCGGGCTTGCAATTTTGGTACTTGGCATCTGCGCCATCTTTGCATGTAGGTTCATCGCCGCATCCATACTACCTTCTTTATGCATGGAAGCAATCAATCCATGTTTAACTTCCGCAGATAAATCTGAAAGAGTCATAGGGGGTTTAACAACTGGTTTATTCACTTTGTTTTTCATTTTGGTTGTTTACCTTTGTAGCAAATTTTGTAAGGACTTCAACTGCCGTTTGTTCCGAAGGATATTCCTCGGCCCATATATCCAAATGTTTCTCTTGACGTTTACCTTCAACGTCAAGATAATACATTGTGAAAGTGGCGATACGTTTTTGGATAAGCATTATCCGTTATGCTTCTTAACCATAGCCTGGTATACCGCTCCGGCAACTTCTTTACCTTGTTCAACCGAACCGTATTCTTTTGCGGCCTTTTCCTGAATCTTAGCAAACCCACCTGTTTTATAATTCCGTCCAAGTTTCTCGACGGCCTCTCTACCTTTTTCCCCTTTAGGTTTCATGTGCGCCATTTTATTTTACCTCATGCCATCCATATTGATTATGAACAATAAAATTATATTCCATACGGCGATGTCTTTCAAAGCATGTATTACAACACTTATCGCGACTATCGCGTTCCCCTAAATCAGCTAAAACCTCTTTGGGATAAATATTTCCACAAAGACTTTCGAAAGTTTCTTTAGAACCTGTAGGATTAAACCAAATATGTTTTAACAATTACTTTCTCCCTAAAACTGTTATAATATAAGAACGATAATCTTTGTGTTTAAATTCAAATTTAAGATTAAGTCTATTTAAAATCTCAATGGTTGTATCTGTGCTATGCTGTAATTGTTTCTCTTGATATGTTTTAGACCAATCTACATTATCAGGAATAGCCCTTCCTACATCTTGCGGAAACTCTGTTTGATTTCGTAAATAAGTTTCTAGCGGATTCATCGGCCTAAAATATATCCTTGTCCAAACTTCGGAAAATCTCTGTACGTTTCAACTTGCGGTTGGAGCATCAACGTATACCTAAAAACATCTGCAAAATCTTTATAAGGACTTTTCTCATCCGGCCTAGCCACTAAAAGAATTGGATCAATCTTACGAGTCCATCTCTCTACTGCCGCTCTCGTATTCTTGCATCGTTCTTTAATATAAACTCTTGGTAAATTCATTCCATTAATCGGCTGAGTATTATCAAACTTCATATACTCGATAACTTTAAGAATCCCCATCTCTACTTCTTTTTCACAGTTATAGGATGGTTGAAACTCCGCCCCAAGCTTAGCCCAATCTTCTATCAGCGTCTTGCCCGTTCTAACATTGCGGTTATTCCCGAAGTGCCTATCCATAATCCGCCAAGAAATTGTTCGATTCTTTTCATGTTCTAAGAACACTGGAAGATATTCTTCCATCTTCAGAAGTGCGGGTTTACTTTTAACGAGCTGAATCCAATTACCTTCCGGGTACTCAGAATCAATTACGATATGCCCTCTTGGATCAACCCACCACCAAATAATTGCATAAGGTTTACCATCTGCCGGATCAACTGTCATTCCAAACTGTGACCCATGCGGCGGTTCAACATCGTCTTTAATAATATGAACTTCGGAGACTAGGTAATCCCCAAAGATAGAATTACTAAAATGTTGGGGCTTGCCGCTCTTACGGGCTTCTCTGTTTCTCTTGTCCAGGCGGTTTAACATCTTTTCGATGTTCTCGTGTTCTAGATGGCCCCTCACCCCGTGAATCTTGCATGCGTCTTCCATATCTGCATACATCAAGAAAACTTCTTTATCTTCGGCAACTGCCAAATCCTCGAAAAGCCAAATTACATTCTGTTGCGCCATTTGAGATTCAGATACAGGGGTCATCAAAATGAGGATAATCCCACCAGCCCGTAGCCGCGTCACCGTCGCATCAAAGATGGCCTTCGGAGGCGGTTCATCGAAGATAACAAGTCCGAGGGTTGCCGACTCAAACTCCGTAACGCCCTGCTCATATGTCATCTTGTCGATGACCCAACCCGTATCGGTTGTGTATGTCGTTACATAATGCTTACCTGTCTTGGCACCTGTAAATCGGTCTTTGGGCCACCAGGCTTTAATCTCCTGATCTATAGCGCCAATTTCTTCTACGTTCTTTGATTCTGTAATAATTCTAGCCCTTTTTGGATAGGGCCAATTTTTAAAGATGCCTTTGTTAAAATATTCATTCTGCGGCCCAAACACTACATTAGCCAAAAGATTCATTCCAAGAGCCGTCTTGCCGATTCCATTACCCGCCGAGAGAATATAAATAAAACACTTACCATCGGCTATCTTATTTATATACTCTTCTTGCTTGCCATTAGGAACAAAGTCTCGGCAACGTTCCTCGGTCTTACGCCGGAGTAATTCTTTAGCTAAATCTTCAGGTTTCATCTATTCTCCGGCAAATGGCAAGGACAAGTGCAATGATCCCCGCCATTCGTACAAAGCCAACAATGAGGCATTACTTCTTCTCCTGCTGGCTATC